CTCTGAGTTTGGGGAAGGATCTACATTTCCTCAAGTAATCTTAAACGATCAACAACATCTGGGTGGATGTACAGATACAGTTAAGTACCTTAAGGAGCAAAATCTAGTCTAATGGAATCAACTTTTCATGAAGTTTACTATGATGTTGAAAAAGCAATTGATCTTTCTTTTAAGGGTCAGTTTGTATTGAAGTTTTATGATTATTTAAAGATTAAGGGTGCATTAAGAAGGCAAGTGGAAGAGTTTATTGAAAGCTCAACCGCAAATGAACTGAGCAGTCTTGTAATGGATCTTGATGATTATCTTGAGGGTGGATCTGATGAAATTCATAAACAACTTCGGGAAGGGTATGGGCACATTCCAAAACCTCAGGCAAGAAAAATACGAAATTATTTGTACAGCATTCTAGAAGATGCTTGGAAGTATAGTCATGACAAAAGACCAGGAAGAAGAAAAAAACAACAAACTAAATAACTCAGGACTCGAAATTAATCGAGGGTTTGAGTTATTACTTAGAAGTAGGAGGAAGAAAGAATCAAAACCAAAGACTTTTCAAATGAAGTTTGGTAAAATGATTTCTCTCTTCCAACGAGAGTTTCATTTCTTTATAGAATTTCACTTTGATGTTAAGAAAAAATAAACTCTCTGGAGAAGACAAATGGGATCAGCATATGTAATCACATTTACGATAATGTTTACCTTGCTATTTTTTATGGTAGGAAGTATAATTGGTTGGTTAACTTATAGGCATTTGTTAGAATCCAGACCTCCTTACTTACATCCAGAGTTCTTCGATGAGAACGGTCAAGTTATACCTGATGAGGTTGTTGCTGTTAGATTTGAAGAAGGATTCTTTGATGATGACGAAGAAGAAGAGGATTAATAGATATAGATAAATATGTTAAACTTATAAGATTGTGATTGAAATTTATGACTACACAGACAAAAAAGACAACGATTGAAAAACCAATTGAAACTCTTCCAACAAATCCTTTTGTATTTGAGATTTTAGAACTTGCTTCGAAGCAAAGAAGTAATGTACGAAAAGTGGAAGTTCTTAAGACTTATGAGCATGATTCACTAAAATCTATTTTCATTTGGAACTTTGATGAAAGCATAGTATCTCTTCTCCCAGAAGGCGAGGTTCCTTATGGTAATGCTGAGGAACAATCTGTTTATGCAGGTACTCTTTCTGAAAATTTAAAAAGAGAAGCTTATGGTGGTGAATCTGCAACAGGACAAGATTTAGATGGGAGAGGGAAAACTTCTTTAAGAAAAGAATGGCAAAATCTTTATCACTATGTAAAAGGTGGTAACGATTCTCTCACAACAATTCGTAGAGAAATGATGTTTATCAATCTTTTGCAAGGACTTCATCCAAAAGAATCTGAATTATTAATTCTTACAAAAGATAAAAACCTTACTAATAAATATAAGATATCTTTCGAGAACGTCAAAGAAGCCTACCCAGATATTCAATGGGGAAGTCGTTCATGACATCAGCAGTAGGAGAAAAACAACAAATGGCAGAAAATAAAACTAAACCTAACAAGATTCTGCCTCAGGAATATGGTTGTGAGATTATTTTAGAAAAAACTTCAGTTGAAAAAGCAAAAGATCCAACATTTCCCAATGATGCATATTTAATTTGGTATGTTGAAGATGGAGAAGAACATATTGATCTTACTCGTGGATACAAACGAGTAAATCTTTTTGATATGTATTATGATAAGTACGGTCCTGGATCAGTTAAAAAAATTGATTTTGGATATGGAAGAGTAAATCCAAGACTTTGGGGATATCAAAAATCAGAGAAGAAGAAAAGAAAATGAGTGCTGGATTTGCTGGAGACCCCAATCAGGGAAGAGTGGGTAAGGATCTAAATATTAAAATTGATTTGGATCATATTGATGTCATTCTAAAACAATATAAAAATATAAAAAAATATCAAAAGTCATCTTTATATGCTATTAAAACAATGGATGGCACAGAAAAAATTGTGAGTTCACTAATTAAAGAAGCAAAGGAAAATCCTATAGACTAATGGGAAAGCATTATCTACTTAACTTATACGGATGCTCGTTTGTTCTTTTGGACGACGAGCGTTGTCTTATAGATTTATTGGAAAATGCTGCAGCAGCAAGTGGTGCTACTGTAATTCAAACAATCTCAAAAAAGTTTGATCCTCAAGGAGTTACTGTTTTATGTTTGTTATCTGAAAGTCATATTAGCATTCATACTTGGCCTGAGGAAGGTAGAGCAGCAGTAGATGTTTATACTTGTGGAGATTGTAACCCAAAGATTGGATGTGATATAATTATTCATCAACTTTATGCAACGGATCACAAACTAACTTATATTGAAAGATGAGACCTTGACAGGTCTCTTTTTTTTATGTAGAATACAAATAAGTATTGTAATAATATGAACCGAGAAAAAGTAAAACTGATTATTCATAATATGGAATTACTTGTTTGTTCTTTAAAGGAAGAACTAAAAGAACCTCTGTCTATGAATTATGAGGAGGTTGCTCCATATTTGGTTGATGATGATATTGAATTTTACGAGGAAGAGGATTGATGAAACCAATTAAAGCAAAAGACCTTCTTGAACTTGACCGTTATATGAAAGTTGTGATGATTCGTCAGACACAACTTCCACAGACTCTTGTTTATCAGGCAGGTAAGAATGATTATAGTGAAGACCCTATTCACACCAAGTTTCCTCCTGCGGAAAAAGAATGTGGTAAATGGGTTATTGAACAGTTACTTGCAAATGAAAGAGGTCACTGGGGCCCATTAGAACATCCTGCCATTTCCTTAGACTGTGTTGGGTTTGTTCATAATGTAATGGTTCAGGCAAGAACTCATCGTGTTGGAGTTTCTTTTGATGTTCAGTCTCAGCGTTATACTGGTCGTCGTGTATTGAAGGTTGCGACTGGCGACCTGAAACCAGAGGAGGTTTTCTATGTGCGTCCAGAAGGTCTCTATTTGGACCGTAAAGGGCACAAGTACGAATGGACTAAGAATGACTACGAAAGACAGTTAAAGTTCTGTCTGGCGGCATCTGAGAGGTATGCAGAGAACTATAATACTCGTGGTATGGCAGAGGAGCATCTTCGTGATTACCTTCCTCAAAACATTCGCCAGAACTTTGTGGTTTCGTTTTCTCTCCGTGCTGCTCTTCACTTCCTGGACCTTCGTGCTAAACTTGATGCTCAAGTAGAGATTCAGGCATTATGTGAGGGTATGGTTCCAGTAATGAAAGAATGGGTTCCAGAAATCTTTAGTTATTATGAGGAAAAGCGTCTTCATAAAGCACGATTAAGTCCTTGAGGTATTATGAAATCTTATTGTGTAAAAGACCATCTTACTGGTCATATATTTAAAGTTCTTTTTACGGAAGAAAAGTTTCAAGAATTTTTGAGATCACATCCAGATATTGATGAGTGCATTGATTGTATTGAATGTGATGACGCACCTTCAATTTGCATTGAATAAATATCCTTACACACTATGGGAGTGAAATTTTGGCAACATATCCAGTAGTTAATAAAGAAACTGGCGAACAAAAGGAAATTGTTCTAAGTGTTCATGATTGGGAACAGTGGAAAAGTGATAATCCTTTGTGGGATAGGGATTGGTCGGATCCATCAACATGTCCATCTTCAGGAGAACTTGGAGAAATCTATGATCGACTTAAAAAATCTCATCCTGGATGGAACGATGTACTTCATAAAGCTTCAAAAGCACCAGGATCAAAAGTAAAACCAATTTAAATTAAAAAAAAACATGGCTCCAAGAAGAAATACGCCAAAAACTCCAGTGCCTTTTGGTATGAGCAATAAGCAAATGAAGCGTAAGAAACCCATTAGTCAAGACATAATGAGGGTGATTGAACCTCTTACAAAAAATCAAGAAATACTTTTTGATCTTTATAAAAAAGAACAAAATCTTGTTGCATATGGGTGCGCTGGTACAGGTAAAACATTTATTACGCTTTATAATGCACTTAGAGATGTTTTAGATGAAAAAACTTCATATGAAAAGATTTATATTGTTCGTTCTCTTGTAGCAACTCGTGAGATAGGTTTTCTTCCTGGAGATCATGAAGACAAATCTTCTCTTTATCAAATTCCTTATAAGAATATGGTAAAGTATATGTTTGAGATGCCTGATGAAGCATCTTTTGAAATGCTTTATGGAAATCTCAAAACTCAAGGAACAATTAGTTTTTGGAGTACTTCTTTTATTCGAGGAACTACACTAGACAAAGCAATTATTATTGTCGATGAATTTGCCAATCTAAATGGACACGAATTGGATTCTATTATTACTCGTGTTGGTGAAGATTCTAAAATTATGTTCTGTGGTGATGCTACTCAATCAGACTTAATTAAAATGAGTGAAAGAAATGGTATTGTTGATTTTATGAAAATTTTAAGAGTAATGCCATCGTTTGATATTATTGAATTTGGTATTGAAGATGTGGTTCGCTCAGGAATTGTTCGTGAGTACCTCACTGCAAAATATGAATTAGGAATTAGTCTATGACATTTATTCATCATAATTACTTAGGTGATCTTGAACTAGATTGTAAGACCACGGAAAGTATTCGTCTGTACAATCTTCCAAGTGGTAAGTGGGTTCCCTCAATTACCACTGTGACTTCTTTTTACAATCGTGAGATTTTTGTTAAGTGGAGAAAACGTGTAGGTCTTGAAGAAGCAAATCGCATTACAAAAAGAGCAACAGCAAGAGGAACTGATTTTCACCAAGTCTGCCAAGACTATTTGGAGAATAAAGAACTCGTGTGGGAAAACTATCAACCTACATCAATGTTTA